ACGCAGGTGGACGTTGTCGCCCTTGATCCCGACCGCCACCGCCGGGCGGTCGTAGGCGGTGCGGAGGCGTTCTCCCAGCCGGCGCAGCGGCGCGGGTGCGATCTCCCTGCCCCACCAGGTTTCGGCTTGGAGCTCAGCGTAGGTCGGCACGGGATCTCCTCGGCGGCAGGCCGGCCGCCTCACGGCTGACGATGTCCACGGTGAGCCTCCTATGCCGGCCTGAAGGTCAGCCGCTGATCGAAGATGTCCGACGTGGTGCCGGACAGGTCGATCTGCAACTGCGCCCAGTAGGTCCCGCCTGGCGTCAAGCCGAACTCGTTGAGGTCACGCTCGCCGTAGAAGTTGTCGCCCGCGGTGGCCGCGTCACCCTGCCGCATCGAGACCCCGCCGGTCGTCTCATCGGGACTGTGGATTGGCGTGCCGCTGGAGTCGTCCTCCCGGATCTCCACATCGGCGTTCAGCCGCTCCCCGTTCGTGTCCGGGTTCCAGCGCACGAAGAAATGCAGGACGCCGTCACCCGACGTGCCCACCACGAACGTGATCTCGCACGGGGTGCTGGTGGCCTCGTATCCGGTCGGATCGAAATCCGTGAACGTGGCGCCCACCCGCGCGGTCACTTTCGCGGGGAAGTCCGCGGCAAGGATCAGATCACCGGCGGCTGGCATCGCATCCTCCTACAGGCCGTACCGGGCAGGGGTCCACAGCTGCACGTCGGACCCGGCCGGAATCGTCTTGTTCACCCCGTTGACCGGGGTCTGTTCGATCGTGAGCACCTGCACCCCGTTGGACTCCGCCGCGATGGCGGTGACCCGGGGCCGCACCCCCGCGACCCGCAGGTCCAGCGGCACCGCGGCCGTGTCCGTGGTCCACGCCGGGCCCAGGGTCGTGACCACCGTCAACGCCGTCGACGTGCCGGAGACCGGATGCAGGATCTCCGCGTCCCCGTGCACCGTCCAGGTATTGCCCGCCGAGTCGGAGAACGACGTGGTGCCCTCCGCCTGTGCGGCGAAGTCGGCGGATGCCACCACCGTGCCGGCGATGCCGTCGCGCACCTGCATCGCCAGCACCGTCCCGACGAAGAAGTCAGCCGTGCCGACCTCCCTCGACCCGACCTCCAGCGGTGCGGTGCCGGCGTGGATGGACGTTGCCCCGGCCTGCACCACCGGATCCCCGAGCTGGGTCCACAGTGTGTCGTCGGCGTTCAGGTCGGTGACACCGGAGGCCAGGGTGTAGAACGTGACCGTCCGCCCGGACGCGCCGTTGTCCGCGTCCAGAGTCGCCCGCAGCCCCACCACACCCGCCGAAGTGGGCACCTCCGTGGCCGCGGCGAACTTCACGTCACTACCGGCCTCCGACCACCCAAGGTTCGGGGTCACACCCACCAGGAACAACGAATAGGACCGCTGGTCGGTGCCGATGACGTACTTGGAAACGATGTCGTGGGGGTCGGACTCGCCACCGGGCTGCACCCAGCCATGAGGCAGGTGCAGCAACGCACGCATGTCGATGTCCCCGGTGATGTCCAGCACCGCCGCGTCCGGAGTGGACGCGTAGTCGCCGGACGTGCCCGGCAATACCAGCCCGGCTACGACCTCACACCCGGCGCTCGCGTACCTCGCCGGCTCCGCGGGCCCCGGCTCCGGCGACCCGGACTGGTAGGTGCCCACCGTGTACGGGCCGGCCGGTGTCGTGTGCCAATCGATCAGCCACTCGTCCTGGTCGATGCGCTCGGACCGGCCCAGCAGCAACTGGTCCACGTCCTCACCCGCCAGCCAGTCCGGCGGGTCCGTGACCAGCACCCGGTCACCGCGCACCAGGTCCAGCGCGTCACCGACCAGCGCCTCACCGCCGGTCCGCACGGACAGGCCGCGCACGTTGACCCGCAGCACCGGGTAGCGCCTCGGGGACTGTGTGCCATGGTTCAGCCAATGGCCGGCCATGTTCGGCAACTGCTCGTCCGTGGCCACGTTGAACGTGTCGTCCCGGTCGTACAGGCCGATGCCGTCGGGCGGGTCCTGGGTCGAGCGCGGGCCAGTGGTCCGCTCGGCGGTGGCCTCCCCGCCGTCCTCCCGCTTGGCGGTGACCAGGTTCGCGGTGATCGAGTCGTCGCGCACCGGCCGGAACGGTGGCCCGACCTCGCCGTCGCCGTAGGACAGCGTGAGCACAGGTGCGGCCAAGGCTCACCCCCTGCTGGGAACGGTGCCGGGGGTAGGCCCGGCGGACTACTCGGTGATGTAGAACGAGCGCAGCGTCCGGAAGTGCAACCCGAGCGCGGTCTGCTGTTCACGCACGATGGGTGCCTGCGCCCCGGCCGCCTCCGCCTTGGCGCACTCACGCAGCAGCGCCACCAGCCGCGCCGGCTTCTGTGGTCCCATCGGCCGCGTCTCGTCCAGGTCACCCGTGGATGTGAACGCCACACCTTGCTCCGAGCACAGCCGCTCGAACCGACGGCCGGCGGTCTCGCCGACGTGGCCGGTGCCAGCGGTGTGCAGGTCGGCCACCGCCGCAGTGATCACCGCAGCCGTCCCGGACAGGACCGTGGGGTATCCCACGGACTGACCATCCCCCGCGTTGGTGGTCAGCGTGCCGGTCGCCCGGACCTGCCGGGGCGCACCAACGTCGATCCCGGACAGGCTGCCACTACCAACCGACATCGCTATTTCCGCCGCGTCCCGGTACACGGTCACGACCGCGTCGGAGCCGTCCTGTTCAACCATGAGCGCGTAACTGTGCCACAAATCATCGTAGGAGATGGCCGAGCTGTTCGACAACGACACCAGGGTGCTGCCGTCGGCGTCCCGCGCCTCGACGATCACCAGGTTCACGCCTGTGGATGGCGTCTCCCACAGCACCCACAGCAGCCACTTCGTGTCCTCTGTGTCCAGCCACATAGTGAACTGGCCGGATATGTTGTCCCCAGCGGCGCGGCCCCACATCATCGACGCGAACGGCTCCGTGATACCGACAGGCAGTTGCCCGGTCAGGCCAAACCCGGTCTGGGACTGCTTCACGGTGGGCATCGCCCCCAGCCCTGGGGCGGTGTTGTCGGCCCCGAACTCGACCGCGAACGCGAGCTGCCCGCTGCTCGTGGGTCGGATGATCGCGTCCGACCCGCCTGATCGCGCCGAGGGGGCACGCCGCGCGTCCTGCGGCAGACTGGCCAACGGCCAGGATGCCTGCACAGCGGCATTCGAGGCCCGTTGCAGCGCAGGCAACAGCGGCGAGCCTGGGATCCCCAGCCGCCGGGTGATGCCGGATGCGGTCACGTCGATCCACACGTCGCCGGACTCCTCGGCGTCCGGGTCCCAACCCGGAGACCAGTCCGACAGCTCCATCACGCACCGCACGGACAGCGGGTTGGAGCCCAGCGCGGCGGACACCCGGATCTGGGTCCCGTCGTTGATGAGCCCGTAAAGCGGTGAGCGCGGGTTGTCCGGGTCGTAGACCCCCGACGATCCGGCGTAGACGTTGGACGGGCCGTTGTTCAGCCGCAAGCTCACCGTGCCAGGGTCCGGCCACCAGGCCGTACCCTCGTTGGGTGTCCCGTCGTCGATCGTGATCGGCGTCCGGGTGTCCGCGGTGATGTCATGCCACGCGCCGGAGTAGAACAACTCAACCTTGACGGTCGCAAGCTCGCCGGCCACCGCACCTCCCAGAGTTAGAACCAGGACCAGCGACGCCAGCAGCGCGACCACGCGACGGATAGGATGGCGAGCCATGGGGATCAAACCTCCTCGACAGGTTTGATCCCCACCCTACGCCCCGCCAGCCACCCGGGCACCATCAGTCACGGCCGAACACCACCTGAACCGACCCGCCACCCGTGACCCGCGCCGCCTCGCGCAGCAGCTCCAGCAGCAATCGGGACGCGCGCGAACCGTCCGCCACGAACTTGACCACCGTGGTACCACCGGCCGCCGCACCGCCACCGCGCCGCAACGGGACCACAGCCTCCGGCCCGGCCTCGCCGATCATCGCCAGCGTCGGGCTCGTGACGATCCCACCGGCCGCCAGCGTCGGGATCGTGGGGAACGTGAAGCTCCTACCACCCACCCCGAACGGCACCCACGACGGGGCGGTGAAACCCCGCCCGCCGATCGTCCGGTTCCAGTACCCGGCGATCGCGTTGAACGCGGCACGGAACGGGGCGGTGACGATAGAGAAAATCTTGGAGAACCCCTTGCGGATCTTACCCGGCAGCTCAAGCAGCCGGTCCTTCATGCTCACGAAGAACCCGACCACCTTGTCCCTTGTCTTGCCGGCAAATCCGGCGATCGCGTTGAACGCGCCCAGGATCCACTTCCGCCACAACACGTCCATGAACCACCGGCCCACCGCGAGCGCGGCGGCCTTGATACCACCCCACACCAGCCTCCACAGGTCCTGGAACCACGTCGTCTTCGTCGCGATCAGGACGATCACGGCGATCAGCGCGATGATCGCCAGGATGATGAGAGTGATCGGGTTCGCGGACACGGCGATGTTGAACAGCCACTGGGCGGCCGTCGCGATCATCATCATGCCGCGCCACACCATCATCACACCGTTGTAAATCTTGACCGCGACCCACACCGCCGTGACCGCGCCCGCCACGATCCCCAGCACCACCGCGACCTTCGTGAGCGTCTCCTTGTTACGCGACACCCAGTCCGCGGCCTGCGCCAGCTTCGGCACCAGGAAAGAGCCCAGCGAGATACCCACGTCCGTGATCTTGCTCTTGGCGAGATCCCACTGCGCCTGGAAGCTCTGCAACTGCTTGTCCGCGACCTCCTCGGTAACCCCCGACGCGCTGCGCAGCTCCTCCTCATACCCGCGGATCGCGTCGCTGGTCCCCAGCAGCGTCTGGAGCGCGCCCATCGACTTGTCGGAGAACCCGAGCTGCGCCAGGGTCGCCTTCTTCTGCTCATCCGACATGCCGGCCAGCAGGCCCTCCAGGTCGCCGACGATGTCCGCCATGTTGCGCATCTCGCCGTCCGCGTCGAACACGGACACTCCGAGCTTCGCGAACTCCTCCTTGTTGCCAAGCGCCTTCGTCTGCAAATCCCGTAGCACGATCGCGAACTGGGTCCCGGCCTCCGCCCCCTTCACACCCTGATCCGCGAACGCGGCCAGTACCGCGGCGCCCTCCTCGATGTCCATGCCCACCGAGCGCATAGCCGCGCCCGCCTTGTTGGTCATGGCTTCGGAGATCTGCTCGACGCTCGTATTCGCGAGGGTGTTCGCCCGTACGAACACATCCGTCACCCTGGTCAGATTGTCCAGGTTGGTGGCCGCGTCGTCGGAGGTCAAGCCGAGCGCAGACTGCGCATCGGTGGCCAGATCCGTCGCCCGCGCCAGGTCGAAGTTGCCGGCCGTCGCGAACGCCGCCACCTGAGGCAGCGCAGCCATCGACTGAGCCGCGTCCAGACCGGCGGAAGCCAGGAAGAAGTACCCCTCGGCGACCTGGTCGGCCGAGAACCGGGTCTCCTTGGCGATACCACGCGCCGCGGACTCCATCTTCTGGCGCATCGGACCCGAAATGTCACCCATGATCGCCAGGCTGGAGGTCATCGCGTCATCGAAGCTGAGGAAGTTCTTCACGCCGCTACGGGTGAAGCTCGCCACGGCCGCACCAGCAGCGGTGGCACCGGCGACCATGGCGAGCTTCATCTTCCCACCGACACCGGCGATGACCTTGGACGCTTTGTCCCGGGCTAGGACGCTAAATTGAAGACAAGCGATGTGTCTGCCATGTCTTCTAGATCACCCCCTTACGCGCAAGACGCAACTCGCGCTTACGTTCACGGTCGTAAACGCGGTAGCAGATCTTGCACGAACGACGACCGCGCTTATCCGTTCGCGGTCGGTGGTGACCTTCGACCAAAATCGCCGGTCCGGTGGCGTAGTTGTACGGCCCACAAGGTCACCCCCCTTACTTCGCCGCGGACTCCGCCCGGCGGTTGACCTCGTCGATATAGGCGCAGGCAGACAGGAACTCGGTCACGCTGATCCGGTCCCACTCCCACGGCCGGATGCCGAACGTTTCCGCGATGGCTGGCCAGTACCGCTCCCGCTTGGCGGCGAGGGCGCTTTTCCCACCTCAGCCACCTCGATCGCGTCGACCATCTGCACGTCCAGCGCCATCAGCATCTGCTCACGCTCGGACTCGTCCAGCTTCGCCTTCGAGATCCGGTCACGCATCACCCGGATCTCGTTGACCGACCACTCCACCCGCAACTCGCCCACGGCGAAGTCAGGCACATCCTCGATACGCAGCGTGTGGTGGTCCCGGCGCAGCAGGTGCCACAACAGCACCCGGCGCGCCTTCGTCTCCCCGCCCATCACCGCGGCCTTGAACTGGTCCCAGGTGCCGGAATACCGCTTCTCGCACAACTCCGCCTCCGAAGCGCGGACCAGGTCCGGGTCCCACTCCCAGCGTTGCCGGTCGCCGTCGGCCGGCGCGTACGTGACGAACACCGCTCACCCCCTGCTCGTAAATGGACCCTTGGCCGCGACCCGCACGGCCGCGTCGTTCATCGCCGCGAGAACGTCCCGCTTGAGCTGCTTGTGCTCGCCGCGGTGCGCCTCGTCGAAAAACTCCGGCGGGGTTGCGACCTGCTGCACCCACACGTTGCCGCCGTACACCCGGCGACGCCAGCCCTTCTTGCGGTTCAGCGCCTTCGGAGCTCCGACGAACCCGCGCGGCATGCCCCGTCGCTTCGGCGCGTGCAGGCGGATCCCGGTCACGCGGCCGGCCAGCCGCACCTGGGTTTTGATCTGGTCGGCGACCGCCGCGCGCAGGCCCGGCCCCTCGCTGGTCGACAGACCCGCCGACTCGATGCCCAGCGCGTTGGATTGGGCCTGCTCCCGGATCGGTTCCATCGTCTTACGCAGCCGGCGGATCAGGTCACGCCGCAGCTTCTTCCCGTCGGCCTCGGCCTTCAATGCCCGGCCCAACGCCTGCAGCGCCTGCTGGTCGATGCTCAGCTCGACCGGCATCAGGTGCCCGTGGCGCGGACCAGTACCCCGGACAGCGGGTAAGTCACGTCCAGCTCGTTGACATCCCCCACCGACCCCATGATCGGGGACCACTGGTTGATGAGGATCGAGCCGGAGTACTGGGGGTTGCTGGTGGACACGGCTGCGGCGTCGGCGCGGACCGTGAACGTCACCACCGACCGGCGCAGCGCCCACATGATCTCGTCCAGCTCGCCAGCCGTGTGGCTGTTGCGGAACGTGATCCCGATCCCGCCGGACTCCAACCCACCCAGGACCTCCTTGGCACCACCGCTAGCGAAGTTGGTTACTTCCTTCTCCTCGAACGTGTCGTCCAACTCGACCTTCGCGCACCACTGGGTCAGATCGTTACTGTCGATCACCAGTGTCGCGTCCAGCAGCACCTTCTTAGCCATGGTCTATCTCCCTCACTCGATGCCGAACGCGGCCACAAACAGGAAACTCGGATCGGTGCCGGTGATCGTCCACCCCACCCGCCACCAGTCGTCGCCGACGATCGCCGACCCGTCGGTGCGCAGCACCTGCCCACCCGCGGCGGTGGCCGCCGCGAAACTCAGGCGGGTCTGCGGATCAGTGGTGAACGCCTCCGCACTGTCCGACTGCACCGTCACCGTGATCGTCGGCGTGGACGTGCCCGCCACACTCAGGACATGCAGAGTGGCGTACAGCCGCTGGCCCGCAGCGACCTCACCCACCTGGAAGGCGGTGCCGGACCCGGTGGTCGTACGCGCAACCCCCGACGGATGGGCGAACACACCGCGGACCAGCGGCCAGGTGCCGGTCGCCGACGCCGACCACGGAGCCACATCACCGACGGCGCCCAGGATGGTGAACTGGGTCCGCAGCGCCTTCGCGATGTACGCCAGGGACCCGCCGGCCGTGTCCGACGCGCTGGTCGCACCCATCGTCCACGCGTCGAGCACCCGCCGCGACGCCCACGCCTGGTCGTCCACCTTGCCCGGGTCGCCGGCCTCCCACTGGCCCTCGCCGGAGATGGACACCGTCTCCAGACCGCCCAGCAGCTCCTTCGCACCACCACTGCGGAAGTTGGTCACTTCCTTTTCTTCGATGGTGTCGTCGAGCTCCAGCTTGTTGGACCAGCCGGACAGGTCGGCCGCACCCACGAATACCCGCGTGTCGAGCAGCACGAGCTTGGCCATGGGACCTCGCCTCCCGTGGTTCAATACGGAAATGGACCGGACCCGTCTCGACGAACTGTCCGATGGCACGCTGAGGCTGTCGGTAACGTTGGGGCGCCCCGATGAGCGGACTGAGAAGACCTGCGCGGGAGTACCGTGCCCGGTCTGCGCCGGCTGTTCGACGTGTATGGACTTCCACGACTACACGGGTCGCGGCTGTACCGAGGAGTCGTGTCCCCTCACGCCACCCAGCTAAGTCGGCTACTCCACCACCTTGATCACGATGTCGCAGCCGATGTACTTGGTGCCGTTGTGCTCGTACCAGCGGGGACGCTCAGCCCGACGCACCCACAGGTCGTCCGCCGCGCCGGACAGCGCAGGCTGGCCCGGGCCGCCGCGCGTCGCCTCGATCGCGTCCTTGATCGACTCCGCGTTACCTGTCGACAGATACTTGCGCAGCAGCCGTTGGCTGGCCTCGTCCTCCTGCCGGCCCACCAGCACCCGGCACGTGATCTCCAGGTCCGCCGTCCTGCCGAACGTCCGGTCGTAGTCGACCTGCTGTTCCAAACCGAAGAACGCCGGCTCGTTGATCGCATCCGGCAGGAAGGCGGTCGAGGTCAGCCCCTCGATGTCCACGGCCGTCGCGATCCGCGCGAAGATCAGCGCCAGGTCGAGCGCCATCAGCCGAACCCGTCCAGCACGTACCGTTCAACCAGCTTCGCCATGTCAGGGTCGAGCCGCGACACCCGCACCGCCCCCCACTCCGACGACCCCAGGACACCCTCCGGCGAGTCCTTACGCTTGTACAGCCGCAGCGTCTGGATCAGCGCCGCCTCCCGGATCGTCTGCGGCACCGCCGGCCACCCCCACCGGGCGGTGATCTTCACCCGCGGCGCGCCCAGCCAATCGGTGGCGCGGCTCAGCGAGGTGAACGCCCAACCCCTGGCGGCCGCATCCGTGGCTTCCAGCTCCACCGTCGACGTGACCGCCGTCCAGCCGGCCGTCGCCGACCCGACCTCGACCGTCACCCCGGTCGCCGAACCGATGTCGTCGACCAGCAGCCGGTACCCGTCACGGGTCCGCACCGTGCGACCGGCCGGGTCCAGGATCCGTGCCGACGCCGCGGCGTCCAGGTAGAACCGGCGGCCGCAATGATCGTCGATGCTGCGCGACGCCGACGCGATCTTGTCCAACAGGAGCATGTCCCGGCTCGCCGCAGTGTCCCCGCCCGCGACCAGCGACTCCTTCACCAACTCCAACGTGGTGTACGCCGGGCCGTACGGCGGCACCGAGGGTGTCGCCGAGACCAGCACCTTCTGATGCTCCACCCCGGCGCCGGTGCCGGTGACCGTCCACGTCAGCAGCCACCAGCCGGCCTGGCCGTAGGTGACCACGGCGGTCCACGTGGCGCCGCTGTCCGCGGTCGAAGCCGAGGGAGCGGAGGTGGTGGCGTCCGGCGCGGTCACGAGCAGCGACGCGGAGGTGGTCCCGTCGAACGGGGCCACGGTCAGCGTGGCGGTGGCGACATCGCCGACATCTGGCATGCTCACCCTCCTCGCATGGCAGCGGTCGGCGCCGTGGCGACCAGTCGGGCCGGGGCTGATGAGACGACGAAAGCGCCGGGCGCGTCCACGCCGAGCGGTATCACGACAGCCCCCGGGGTGACCGTGACCACTAGCGCCACCGGGATGATGTTGACCGCGGTGACGCCGACCGTCACGGTGCCCGGGGTCGCTGTGACCGTCGCACCGGCCAGCGGCACGTCCAGGTCCACGGCCAGCGTGCCCGGCGTCGTCGTCACACCCGCCGCGGCCGGGGTGATGTCCACCACGCCGGTGGTGACCGTCATGGCGCCGGGTGTGGCGGTGACGACCACCGCGGCCGGCTGCAGCCCACCCGTGACGACCGTGGGGGCACCCGGGGTGGCCGTGACCGTCACCGGAGCCGGGACGATATCCACAGCCCCGGCCGTGACCGTCGCCGTCCCCGCGGTAGCGGTCACCGTCGCGCCCACCAGCGGCACGTCCAGGTCCGCCGTGAGCGTGCCGGCCGAGGCGGTCAGCGTCACCGCGGCCGGGGTGATGTCCTGGATGTCACCGCCGGCCACCGCCACAGTCACCGTGCCGGGTGTGGTGGTCACCGTGGTCGGCGCCGGGGTGATGCCGACCACGGTGGTCAATGTCACCGCGCCGGGTACGACCGTAACCGTGGTCGCCTCCGGCGCGGCCGTGAGCCCCACCGCGAGCGTGCCCGGGGTGGCCGTGACCGTCACCGGAGCCGGGGTGATGTCAACGGCGCCGGTGGACAGGGTCAGCGTCCCCGCGCCCGCCGTCACCGTCACCGCGCCGGGTGTGATGTCCTGGGTGGCGAGGACCACCTCGAACTCGACCCAGCAGTCGCCGTCGTTGACCGCCACCGTCACCGTGCGGTTGCCGCCGCCGCTGCTCTTGCGCAACTCCAGCGCCAGCACCAGCCGGTCACCGGCCGCCCACGTCGTGTCCAGCACGAACGACGCGATCTTGATGCCGGTCGTGGACTGCCCCGCGGAGTAGTCGGAGGTGGCCTGCTCCACACCGGACGAGTCGACCCGCGCCACCCGCCACTGGTACTGCGCGTTCGACGAGATCGCGGTCACCTGGACCTGGGTGTCGATCAGCGTCGACCCCACGTCCGTACCCACGGTGCGCGTCCACCTGAAAACCTCGGTGAACGAACCCGAGTTGACCGTGTCGGACTGCAACGTCGACGGGGTGCCCTGGGTTTCACTCAGGTCGTAGACCGTGCCGCCGGTACCCGCCTCGGTCTGCGTGTCCCGCAGATGGTTCCGGCTGGCGAACCCTAGCCCGATGTCCTCATAGGTGAAATCGATGTCGGTGACCGCTGTCGGGGTGCCGACACCAACCGTGACCTCATCGGCCCGGCCCAGCGTCCAGTCCTCGATGCTGTACTCGTTTGTGGACTGGTTGAACGCCCACCCGGCCGACGGGGCCGCGTCCCGCCAGTTGTCCAGATGGTCCTCTAACCCGGCCGCCTCGATCTCCGAGTCACCCGACGCGTCCGCCGACCACGGCAGCTCATCAGCCCACACCGCCATCGCGACCAGGTCACTACCCGGACCCCAGTCCAGGAACGTCGGCCGGTTGGTGTGCAGACCGCCACCGGTCGGCGCGGTCCAGTCCGCCAGCGTCCCGGCCGAGTCCTCATGCGTCCAGCCGGTGCTCAGGTTCAGCAGCGAGAACCGGACGTTAGCCGTACCGGTCGCCTTACGGACGACCAGCAGGTGCAGGTCGCCGGCCGTGACGGTCGGGCCGCTGACCCCCGAACCGCCCGCCCACCAGCCGACCTTGTTACCGGTGTTGATCGTGACCGAGCCGACCTCGGCGCCGCCCAGATCCCACAGGGACAGCAGTGTCCGCCACGTCGAGTCGTAGGCGGCCAGCGGCCGGAACAGGATCGCGACCGTGCCGTAGGTGGCCGTGTCGACGGCGCCGGTGGCGAAGGTCAGGTCATCCGTGTCGCTTAGCCGGCGGACGATGATGGACACGGGATCACCGCCTCAACAGGTCAGCGCAAGCCCTCAAGGTCGTCGGACCACGTCCGGAAATCGTACGCAGACGCCAGATCGGAGTTGCCCAGGTAGATCTGCCGCAGCAGCGCGAAATCGGTGATCGCCGACCCGATCACCGCAGCCTCACCGCTCGTGAAGCCGAAATCGGACTGGAGCCCGGCGCCCCCGACCGCCGCATGCCAGGTGCTGAACTGGCCGACCAGCTCGAACGTCTCACGCAGCTGCACCGCCATCCGGCCGGCCGTCTGGTTGATGCTGTCCTTGGTCAGCAGCGCACCGAAACCTACCGCCATGTCATCCTCCCTATGAGAGTGTCACCAGAACGTTGGTGGTCCACGTAGCTGTTATGTCGCCGCCGTTGGGAGTGACCGGTAGCCCAGTCGACGCCGAGTCCCAGGTGATCGCCAGCGGTGACGTGCCCGGGGTGCCGCTGTTCTTCCACACGGTCAGGTAGTCGGCGGCGTCGCCGGTCACCGACGAGAACGTGATAGCGCCCGACAGGGTGACCACGCCGCCGGTCACGGAGGACACCGTCACGTCGGTGGTCGCCACCACGTCCGCCGTGTCCACCTCGTCGTAGTCGACGACGCCCGCGGTGATGCTGCCCGAGTCGGTCTGGTCCAACAATGACGCGTCGATGTTGTCGGCGTCGAAGTCGATCAGGGTGTGGGTGCCGGCGCCCAGCATCAGGTCCAGCCAGTTGGTATGGACGATCGTGGCCATCATGCCTCCTGTTATGCTCGGTGTTCGCGCGGCGGTGGAGGTCACAGCCTGGTATCAGGGCAGATCCCCTAAACGTGCAGGCAGGACCGGAAGCCTGGTGATGTGTCGCCCCTAAGAAGGCGATGCGGAGGACCGGCACCGGGTCTGTGGCTCAAGAACGAGGCGTCGCCACACGCCTACTCCGCCGCCGCGCGCTCACATCTCCGCCGGCTTGATACGCGCCCTGGCCGACGGCAGGACGAGCCCCTGCGTGGGTGGTTCCGCGACCACGTTGACCGGCTCGAACCCGCCGTGGTCCGGCATCCGCAACAGGTGGGTCCACACCGTCGTCGACACGGTGATCGTGCCCTCCGCGTCGAGCTGGAAATGGTACGTTTTGTACTCGTGCGGCCGGCCGCAGACCGAGCACACCGGCCGGTGCGGGCTCGGCGGGAACGGGCGGGCCAGGTCCCGGACGATGAACAGCCGGTGCGCCACCGACCCGATGCCCTCGGCACGCAACCGCGCAGGCTGGGGCTGGATGCGGATACCGTCAGCCACGGCTCGGCACCCGCCGTGCCGCCGGATGCCGCGTGTAGTCCTCCGGCGTGTCGAAGTCGTCCGTCTCATCGTTGATCTCGTGGAACCACCGGGGATCCACCATATGCACGGTCAGCGGCGTGTGCTGGACCGACCGCAGCAGCTCCCACGCGGTGGTCCGCCGGGCGTGGCCGCACGCATAGGCCAGTGCCGCCTTGTGCATGTGCTCATCGAGCATCGCGTGGTGGCGCGGCAGCCAGGACCCGCCGAACACCTCGCCCCACGGGGTGCCCGTGATAGCCGACGGTCCCGCCCGGCCGAACATCCGCCACAGCGGCCCGTCGTGGCCGCAGATCGTCGCCATCGCCGCGTCGGTGTAATACACGTCCCCGTACAGCAGCACCGTACGGTAGCCCGGGCACCAGAGATGCCGACTCGACGCGTACTCGTTGACGTGCCGGCCGCGGACCACATGCCGCGTGGTGCCCGGCAGGATGTAGCGGTCATCATCCGGCGAGGTGACCCGCACGTCGGTCGCGTACGCCGAAGCCTGCCGGACCGTGCGGTGCAGCAGCAGCTCGCCATCGACCGGGACCAGATGCCGCGGGACGCCAAGGTGGTTGTTCCACTTGGCATCCGGCCCGGCGCACGCGATCAGAACGCGCATCAGCAACTCACCGACGCGGTTATGCAAATCTCACAACGGGTGCCGTCTGATCCATCGTGTCCGCCCAAGACGTGCCGGGTCTCCATGTCGACGTAACGGGCGACCATGCCAGCCGGAGCGCCGGCGTCTGCCTCAACCCGAGCGCGCTCGGCTATGGCGAGCAGTCCCAACTGCATCCGCTCGATCTCTTGACCGCTCACCCCAGCACCTCCCGTGCGATCGTCTCCAACCGGTGCCGCCACAGATGCCGGTCCGCCACTACCGCCATCGCCGCCTCGCGCATCGACTCCCGCTCCGGCCCGGTCATCGCATCCACCCGCTGACCCAGCCGTTGGAAGTCGTACCGGTTGAAGGCGACCATGGTGTCGTCGGTCAAACCCTGCTCGGCCATGCCGGCGAACCGCGGGTGGGCGAAGATGCCGCCGCGGGCCATCACCCGCACACCCCGGTCCGACCAGTAGCCGGCCGCCGGCACCGAATCACCGAGCACGCAATGCGCGTACGACACGGCCCGGGACAAATCGTCACCGTAGATACCGGTCCCCGCAAACTCGTTGTAGTGGACGAACTCGTCGCCCCAGTGCTGCCGCGCCCAGGCGACCATCTGCGGACGGTGCGCGGTGTGCGCGGTATGTAGCGACCCGGCGAACATGAACCGGGCGCTGCCGGCCGGTTCGGCGCGGCCCAGGCGGCGACTACCCACCGCCTGCGGACACCAGTGGTGGTTCACACCCCGCGTGTGCCATGGCCTCGGCCCGCCGTCAGTCGTGTAGACGTACTGGCAGGTCCACCACGCACGGCGGCCGATCTGCCGTTCGCGGACCGGCATCCCCCAGTACATGTCCAGATGCAGCCCGACCGTGGCCGTGCCCGCGTCCTCGATCCGGCGCAGCATCCCCGCCGCGTCGCCGTCCGGGTTGTGGTCGTGGGTGCGTGCCCAGATGAGCAGGTCCGCACCCCTGGCCGCGCGGACGATGTCGTCGACCGGGGCGTCCTTGACCGCGAGGTAGTCCACCCGCCAGCCCAGCACCCGGCCGGCGTCGTCGGCCAGGTCGTCGTGCCAGCAGTCCCGGCCCCAGTCGGGAGCACCCAGTAGGAGCAGTCTCATCGCCGCAGGTAGGTCGGCAGCCAATGCCGGACATACCACGCCACCGTCTCGGCGAGACCATCCTCGAGCGGCCTGAGCGTGGCCGGGTCCATCCCGACCAACTCGAGCGTCGACGAGTCGGCGGTCACATCCACCCCCGACGTCTCACCCGGACGCATCAACAGGCAGACGATCTCCGGCGGGTCGAAACCGAGACCGGCCGCCGCCTTGCACACCGACTGGGCGACCTGCATCACCGTGGCATGCTGCGCCGGCCCGCACTCCACCACCCGGTCGAACACGACACCGGCGGCAGCCCGCTCCAGTGCGGACACCAGCGCCCGGGCCGCGTCACCCACCCACACCATGTCCGAAACCTGACCACCATCGCCGTACACCTCGACCGGCGCGCCAGTCAGCACCCGGCACACGAACGCCGGCACGATCTTACGGACCTTCCCCGGACCGTACGGCGCGGACACCGACTGGCCCGGACCGTAGGCGTTGACCATCCGCACCACGTTGACCGGCACCCCGCGCTCACGGGCGTACATCGCCGCGAACCGCTCGATGGTGGTCTTCGTGATGGCGTACGTGTTGTCCATGAAATGGTTGCCGACACCGGGCACGACCACAGGAATGCGGTACTGCGCGGCGGCCTCCAGGACGTTGATCCCCCCGCAGATGTTGGTGTCCACCGCCGGACGCGGGTTGGCGACCATCTCCTGGGTGCCCAGCAGCCCGGACAGGTGGATGATCCCGTCCACATGCGCGGCCAGCTCCGTCACCGCGGTCGCGTCCCGCACATCCCCCAACATCACCGCACCGTCACCGCGCCCGGAACGGTCGAACACCACCGGCTCGTGGCCGCGCACGGCGAGCTCGGCGCAGACGTGACCGCCGATGAACCCGGCGCCGCCGGTCACCCCGACCCTCACCACTGCTCACCCGGCTTACGTAGGACCACCATCTTCGACGTGCCCAGACCGGTGACCTCCGGGTTTGGGTCGGCCCGCTCCGCCCACCTCGCAATGGCGTCGATCACCAGCAGGAAGTCGCCGTCCTGGCTCACGATCACGCCGCCGGGCGTGACCAGCGGCCACAGGTGCTCCAGGCAGGTGACGGTCGAGGCGACCAAGTCCACGTCCAGGTAGGCGGCGGCCACCTTTGGCTCTAAGCCCGCGAACGCCGGCAGCGTGGCGTCGAACCAGCCCGGCACCCAGCGCACCACGTCCGGCACGCCGTAGCGCTGCACCGTCTCCTGCGCCTCCGACAGCGACGCCCGCCAGCGGCCCGCCGCGTGGATGCCCTGGAGATCCTTACCGGTACGGGACCGGGTATGCGGTTCGTCATTCGGCGGCAAACCCTCGAAGCTGTCGAACAGCCACAACTGCCGGCCCAGCATGTCCGCCAGATGCGACCACTTCGCCGCGGACACACCCTCGTAGACGCCGCACTCCACCAGCGCCCCGGGTACCGGGGCGGCCAGCACAGCGTCCAGGAACGCGTCAATGTGGTGCTGGGTGTGGGGCGCAGGCTTGCTCACGAGCCGGACACGCCGGTCGAGCTCCAGCCGGTCCGCGACGCGCAGGTCAGCCATCGCCGCCGGCCGTCTCATCATCGCCGGTCACCAGCTTCGGGACGGTGTAGTCCTCCTCACCGATCCACACCTGCTTGTGATGGGTGGTCTTCACGCCGGTGTGCACGAACAGCGGAACCCCCTGCTGCATCAGCCGGGCGCAGAACGACAGGTCCTCCGAGATCAGCACGCCGTCCTCGTAGCGCACCCGGCTGAACCAGTGGTCACCTCCGTCCGCGCGCAGCTTCTCCAACACGCCCCGATGGATCAGCAGGCACGCCGCACCCGTACCGGCCACCTGCACCAGCGTGTTCGCCGGATACTCCCAGCGCACCGTGAACCCGACCACGCCCTCCGGGGTTCGCGCCGGCATGTGCATCGCCGGAGCGGCCATCACCCGGCGGCCGCCGTAGCCGTCGTAGGCCATCTCCCGCAACATGAAGCACAGCCCGCCGACCACCGGCCGCTCATCCGGGTCGGCGGCGTCGACCAGCCGGTCGATCGTGTCCGGCAGGAACCCCATGTCCGTGTCGACGAACCACAGCCACTCGTGGTCCGTTTCGTCAAGGAACCGCTGGCAGCCGCTGTTACGCGCGTCGGCCAGGCCGGACGCGTCCGTGGAGATCATGAACGGGCCGGCGGTGTCGATGATCCGGCCGTGGTTGGCCGCGTCCCACCCGATCAGCCGCATCATCGACTCGTGCCACGAATGCGACACGTTGTGCCGGTGCAGGTACGCAATCTGAACCCGGCCGTTGCCCTCACTCATCGACGACCGGCCGGTGCGCGGCGTTGTACGCCTCGACCACCTCAGCGGGCAGCCGGCCACGCGCCGGCACCCCGTACCCGTTGGCCAGTGCCCACTCCCGGATCTCCCGCGTCTTCGCCGACTCGGCGGTACGCACCTCACCCGGCGCGCGGGTGGCGCGCTCCACCGCCGGACGTGGCGTGGCCAGCGACGCACCCGGCGCCACGTCCGTGAACAGGTCCGGCCGCTCCTTGACCAGCGGATGGTCGTCGTCGGCCGACTGTCCCTTACGCAGGATCGTCGTGCCGCCCGACCACCGCAGGACGACGGCGAGCTTGCTGTACTTCATCGTTCTTCTCCTCTCACCCTGGAGTTGGTCGTGCGGTGGGGTGGGGTGAGCACCCCACCGCACGAGACATCAGCTGGCCTTGTTGACCAGCAGCCGGAACCCGTTGACGGTCGTCACGTCCGCGCCCACCCTGGCCCACGCGAACCAACCACGCTGGCCGGTCGGCCGGTTGTTGGTCGTGTCGAACAACATGGGGATGAACTCGACCATCATCCCGGCCCGCTGCGCGACCACGTACCCGCGGAAGTCGCCGACCACCAGCAGCGCCTCGTTGCCCGTGCCCGATGGCAGGTCTTCCATGTAGTCGTTCATCGGGTACTGGCGGCCGAACAGCCTTGGGATCGCCTCCTCGGTGATGTTCACCGAGAAGTTGGGGTCCACGGTGCCCAACTGCCGGATGCTGTTCTGAACGTCGGTGCTCGACATCCAGGCGCAGTTTGGCGCCCGCTTGAACCGCTGCGGCAGCGCCGCCCACAGGTCGTAGATCTTCGCCGCGGTGATACCACCCGCGGTCGTCACGATCGTCTCGATCGTGGTATTGGCGTCCAGCCTGGTGATCAGGCCGGTCGGCTCCGTGCTGCCCGACGTGCCCGTGGTCAACTTCTCCGCCAGCAGTTCGTCGTAGCCCTCGGCCAGCAGCCCCGACATCGACTCGGCGAAGCCCGGCCAGTCCATCCCGATCTCGATCGAGAACGGGATGAAGCCGTCCGCCCGGCGGGTCGTCACCGTCGGCTGCGCGATCGTCGGCGCGTTGTCCGTGGCCGCCGCCGCCTCCGTGTCGAACTTCCAGGTGACGCCAGCCGAACTGACACCCTTCCACACGTCGGTGGTGATCGTCTCCACCCGGGCCAAACGCAGAATGTCGTTCGTCGACCCCTGCGCGGTCATGATGATCGTCGGGTCGATCAGCACCGGCACCGCGAACCCGCCCGCCGTGTCAGACAGCGAAGCGGCACGGTTCAGATGCCGCACCCGTTCGATTGCCTGCGCCTCCTCCTGCGTATACGCATGCGAGCCGGACGCGTACTTCTGGAACGCGCTGCGGTACGCCGGGTGCTGCGTGGCGATCACATGCCGCGCCAGCAGGTCCCCGTCCAGGCTCGCGTTCCGGGTCCGCAACAGCCTGTCCAACTGCTCCTTCTGATCCGCGCGCAGATGCCCGCCGATCTCCCGGTCGTCAACGATGTGCCGCGCCCTGCTGAGCACCTGAGTCTCCGGCAGGATCCGCACGTCCCCGTCCCACGGGTCCTCCTTGCGCCCGCCGACCTGGATGCTGTCCCACTTGGCGCGGGACTCCCGAAGCCGCTGCTGACGCTTCGCCTTGCGGGTCGGGCCGGCCAGCTCCTCGTGCTCGCCGTCCAGCTCCTCCCACGTCCTGCGCTGCTCCGCGTCGAGGTCGCCCTCACCGGCCTCCTCGTGGATGGCCTTCATCTCGTCTTCGATCTCAGCGAGCCGCTTCTCGGCCGCCTCGATGGTCAGCTCCGCGCTGCGGAACTTGACCCTGATTTCGTCTCCCATCGGATCCTCCGGACCCTAATGCGACGGAACCTTCCGTCGCGTGCCACTGATGTCGACCGCCTGGAGTTGCTCCAGACGCTGGCGGCGCGAAGCCGCCGATCCGTCGACGTGGCGGTCCGACCCGATGTCGGATGCCGGCGTTTCCGGCTTGGGCTTGTCGGAACTGACGGCCCCGGATGGGGTGCCGAGCCCGTGCAGAGCCCGGAACGCTGCGAACGAACGCAGCAGTTCGTCGTACTGGTCACGGTCGCGCTTGGCGACCTGTTCGGCGTACCAGTCCATACCCGAACGCAGACCGGCCGTCGCATCAGGATTCGCCGGCCAGGTCACCGGCCCGGCCTCGAACAGACGCACTTCGGTGATGGTGCGCTCGGGGATGCCCTCCGGGTTATGGTCGGACTTCTCCGGCTCCCGCTCCCACGTCTCGCCGAGCACCTCGAACATGAAGCTGGAACCGTAGGCACCCGCGCGTAGGCCCTCGACGATCAGCTCCGGGGTGCCGCGGAACAGCGGCCCCTCAAGGTGGGCGAACTGCTCCCGCTCCTCCAACACCTCCGGCACGCTCAACGCCTTGTTGTCGAGGAACATGTCGAAGCCGTGGTTGAACAGAACCTTCACCTGCGGGCCGCGTTCGGCCATCGTCTTCTTGAACGACCCGCGCTGAACACGCTCCAGGAACTGGCCCTCCCAGAACGAGTCGATCTCGTACCAGGTGCCGAAGCGCGAGAAGTCGACAACGAGGGTGCCGAGCCGTCCGTCGCCGGTTTCGGTGCCGTCGCCGTTGGCGCGCGTCGACCGGCTGGACAGCGTGGGCGTTCCCGCCCCGCCGCGGATCACATGCAGGCCACGCATCGAGCGCATCACTGGCCCTCCTCGCCTTCGGGCTGTTCCTCGTCCGGTTCGCTGGGTGGTGCCGCGCCCGGTGTCGCGTTCGGCTCGTCGCCCCAGTCGACGGCCGGCATGTCCTCAAGCGCTCGGACCTCGTTGACCACCATGAACCGCTTGTCCAGCGCGGTCGCATACGCCTTGTAACGCTTGAGCGTGTCGGTCTGCAGGAACGCGTCCCGGTTCAGCCGCGCATACTGCGGCCGTGGCAGGAACTCGGACAACAGCCGCTCCAACCGGCGCAGCCACTTGTTCGCCGCGTACTTCAGCACATGCAGATCACGGTCAATGAGCGTCGAATAGGTCAGCGAACCGCCCTCGGTGGCGTAGCCCAGGATCTCCGCCATGCCCGGCCCGAAGATCCTCGCGCACTCGGCCGCGGAAAATCCCTGGGTCTCCAGGAACTGGGACTCATCCGGGTTGACCTGTAGCTGCTGCCACTCCCAGCCCTTGCCCAGCACCACCGGCTCGCGGGTGCCACGCAGCGCGGCCATGAACCGGTCCTTGACCGACTTCGCCTGATCGTCCTTGAGCAACGCATCCTTGTTCGACAGGATCCCGCCGGGATGGGCGCCGTCCTGGAACCACTGCATACCGAACCGGGTAGCGGTCAACGACAGGCCGATCGTCCACATGTGGTATCCGATCGGCGACAGGCCCAGCAGCCACCCCGGGACCGGGTTCACCCGGCGGTGCAACATCCGCCCACCGGCAACCTCGCGACCCGCGTGGAACCAGCGGACCAGACCGTCCTCAACCTGAGGATGCACCCGGTCCGGGTGGAAGATGTCCACCTGCCGCAACTGGTCACCCGGCCCGGTCTCGATCTTGTCGCCGTACAGGTTGCCCCGCAGCAGCCACGACACCACGACGCGGTAGCACCAGTCTGGCAGGCCCTGCCCCGACCCGTCCGGATCCTCCAACCACCCGGGCATCGTCCGCTCGCGGCGCTCCGAGCCGGTGCCGCTGAACACGTCCACCGGCAACTCGGACGCCAGCGACGCCAGCAGGTCCACCGACGAACGCACCGCCACCGACTGGAGCGAACTTTCCGCAGCCGACAGGTCGACCTGGTCGAAGCTCTGGCGGAACAGACCGACCAGCGACGACAGCGGCTGAGGCACGCCGACATCACGCGCCTCAACCCGTCGCGGTCGGGTCCGCCAGAACACGCTCACGACGCGGGTGCCTCAACGTCCCGGGCGGTACGCCGGTCCAACGCCAGCAGCACCACACCCAACACCACCCAACCCACCCACGGCGCGAGGACGAACCCGCCGACCACGAACGCGACACCCGCGCCCAGCCCCGGCAGATACCGCGAACCGGCCACCACCGCTCGCAACGTACGACCCGCGGCGGTCGCCAACGGGCCCAGCAACACGGCGACACGCAGCCGGCGGCGGCGACGGGCAGGCTTGACACGCGCGTCGTACAGTCCGCTCACAAACGTCGACACGCCGCCCCCTCCCGCCTGTTAGAGTGCGCCACGTGGGTTGCCGCGAAGTGGTATCGGCGGGACCATCCACAGCGGCGCCGGCGGGGAGCCGACGGGCTCACTTCCGGGTCGCTGGTGGGCTGAGCGGCAACCCGGTACCGGCCGTCGCGACAGTGCCGCGGGGGTTCGACTCCCCGCCCGGCAGCCCACATCGCCCGCACCGCCGCCGCGCGTCCCGCGCCAGGGATTGAACCCCGGGCTGCCCCACCCACCTACGCGGCCAGCGGCGACATGCGCCAGTCCGACCCGAAACGGGCGGTCAGATAGGCACCCGCCGGGCACGGCACCCGCACATGCCGGCCGTACAACTCGTGCAGCTCAAACTTCCTGAACAGCGACCCGTCGAACTCGTAGGCCACCGACTCGGACTTGCCCAGCGAATACCACACCCGGTCGCCACGGCCACCGATGTGCCCATGCACGTCGACCTTCACCCCGTCGACCGTCGCCTTCACCTCGCAGCGGTTCCGGGTCACCGGCCCCGGCAGCGCCTCGGCGACCCAGTCCAAGTGGTCAACCCACACCCCGATGTCGATGTCCCCACCTATGATCCGGCCCTCGCGCACCGCGCCCAGCGCCGCGCCATCAGCCAGCCACCAAAACACGTCCGCATCCTCCAGTGCCTGATGCACCACTGCGAACGCCTGCGCCAGCTTGTCGACGCGCATCAGAACACCTGCCCCACCGGGTCATATTCGTTGGCCACCAGATGCGACCAAGCCCCGTACAGCCACGCCGCCAACGTCACCGCCCGAAGCGGCGCCGTCTCCGCGTTCCGGTCATCCCACGTCGACCCACCCGCCGACAACCGCGTCGACGCCTGCGCCAACGCCGTGTTCACCGGCCCGTCGTCCAGATGCCGCAGCCGCGACTGCCGCGCCGCGTCCACAAACCCGCCATACGCCGCCGCGTCCTGCGCCGCACTCGGCACCGCCAGATCCCCACGCTGAGGCTCCTCCGGCTTGTCCGGCGCCGTGATACCCGCCTTCTCCAGGTCCAGCAGCAGCGACTCGGACCGGGTCGACACCACGAACCCCACCGGATTCCACTTCTCCCGCAGCTCCAGCAGCCGCTCCACCACCCACGACGTACCCGGCGCCCAGTCCGACAGCCCCACCAACAGCGGGCCGTCGCCGTCACGGCCGGCGAACGCGACCGCCGACCGGGTCCGATCGCGGGAGACCACCAACGCAAACGTCACGTCAGCCGGGCGGTCAGCCTTCGGGGTCGCCAGGTCGGCCCACCCCTGCACTACCGGAGTCGCCACACCCGCATTCTGACGACGGTTGCCATACGCCCGCGCGTACTCCGGTGCCTTCATTGACGTACGCTCACCCCGCAGCGTCTCCAGCGTCACCGTGTGCCGCCAGCCACCATCGTCCACGCCACACCGACATGGCGGTGCCGGACACAGCGCCGGCATGAACCCGAAGTAGGAGTCCTCATCAGCCGGATCCCAGTCGTCCGGTGCGCTCCACTCGAAATACGCCACCCCACGATCGAGCCCGGTCTCGACCGTCGCCCGACCCGCCTCCACCTTGTCGTTGAGCACCACCGAGTCATCGGTGCCCGCCGTCGAGCACACCAGCAGTTGAGCGTCCGCCACGGTGATCATCGCCGGGCGCAGGCCCTGCTCACGTCTGCCGTCTTGGTCGTGCCAGATCTCATCCAGCACCGCTTGGTGAAGCGTCTTCGAGTGTCCCGAGCTGGATGAGGTCGATAGCAGCCGGATCAGCGACCCGTTGCGCCACCGCAGCGACTCGTTGCCCATCCCCTCATTGATCCGCGCCACCAGCGGCTTGAGACGCCGCGACCGGCGGATCAGCGGGAACAGCTCATCCAGCCACTTGTCCCGCGCGTCCTTCCCCGACTGTGCCGTGAACGCCGAGCGCTGAGGCTGAGCCCAGCGAGGTGATGTGCACCGGTGGATCTGCCACGTCAGATACAGCGTCGTCTTACCGCTCTGCCGCGGCACCGTGACCACGACCTCGCGGTAGTACGGGATCCCTGTAACCGGGTCATACTCGCCACCCACATCGGCGATCAGCCGCTGGTGGGGCATGAACGGCTGGCCCAGCGCCCAGCCGATCCCGGCCAGCTCACCGCCGAACGTCGGCCGCTCAAGCCGCCGACGTGTCGCCCACCTTGGGGTACAAGGCGGCGATGTCGTCATCGACGGAGCCGTGATCGTCATCGACCACCACCTCCGCCAGCGCCTCCCGGTACTGGCGCCACAGCGCCGCACTCGCGGGGTCATCATCCAGCACCCGGGCCATCGAACGCAGCATCGCCACCCGTGCCGAGTCCACCCGCTCAAGCCGGCCCATCCGGCGCAGCTCCGCCAGTGTCGTCTCCAGCTCCGCCGCGTTCGAGCCCGGCGGAGGCCCCGGATCACGCGGCACGAACCGGCCGTGCCCAGTCGGCATCGCGTAGTTGTTCATGTCACCGGGATCGACACTGGCGAAGGTCTCATCGACCAGAGCCAGCAAGAACGCGGCCACGTCCGGATCGTCGGACACCTCGATGTACTCCAGCCGGCGGTTCTCGTTGAGGTTCATCGAGGTCCGCACCGCGACGTTCCACTCGTCGTTGGACACCACCGCGAACTTCGCGTGCAGCGCCGTCGTCCGGATCGCGTCCGGGCCGAACACCCGCACCAACGTCGCGCAGTAGTCTGGCTGCCGGGTCTGGAAGCTCCGGTCCACCAGGAACCTCAGCGAACGGATACGGCCGTCCGCGAGAAACTTCTCCGCGTGCAACAAGTCCGCCTTCGCCGCGGACCACGTCGAGATGACCACGTCGGCCGGGCCGACCCGGTCCAGGATCGCTACCAGCGCGTCGATAAGCGAGAACTGGCCGTGGGTCAGGCACAGGATCTCAGCTCCCGGCTCCAGCGCCGCGAACACCCGCCGCGCCGACTCACCCGCCGCCGCCATCGCCTCACGCGGACGACGTGGGCGGACAATCACACTCGGCGCTCCACTGTCCATAGACGCATTCTAGCAGGTCAGGAGCAG